CTACTGTTGATAAAAATGATTCCTCACAGTTTTTACATGATTCCTTATGTTTGTAACATATATACCTTTTATCAACCCATTTATTCGTTTTCCTGTTAAATTTTAATCCTTCTAAATTATCCCAACAAATCTTCATATTAACTGACCTCCCATTTAAGTAGTATTAATAAGGAGTAAGGTTGAGTAAAATGGGTACTCAACCAAGGCGATCATTCCCTGTCCTCCTTTATGCTATCAATAACCATAAAACGACTCATCAAGCCCACTATAATCCTCTATATCATCCGATTGATCCTCTAACCAGTCATTTTCACCATATGCGGTAATTGGACTAATGAGTGTACTATCCGGAGTCTTAAGGATACTCTTGGCACTATCTGATTCTTCCGCATATCGGTAAGGTTTCAGAAGGAATTCCCATACCAACTTCTTCAATTGGAACACTCTACTTTCCTCAGCAACATCCACAACTTCATATTGCCTACTATTCCATAAAACCTTCAGGACGTCCCCCGGTTTGGGTTGATAACCGCCACTTACATCTCTTGTGAATGTTTTCTTTGGAATTTCCGCATACTGGATCATTTCTTCCGATGTTATACCAAAAGAATTTGTTATTGTCGCTTCTTCGGTTGGTTCATACACAACCTTTGTTCTACCGCCAAGTTTATATGATGTCCTTGTGGATTCACCATATAAATCATCCATGTCAATGGATTCATCTCTTATATAATAATCAATAAGAATTCCAGCAATATCTGTGTATTCCATAATATAACATTCATACAAATCATGTTCTGGATTTGCTGTTATATCATAAAGGTTCCAATTAGGTTTTGCTTGGTTTATGTTGGCCATTTATATTATAATAACTCCATAATTTTATTTAATCGTCTTTCAAACTCTTCCTTAATTTCCTTGATCTCTTTGAGGATCTTATCCTTCTTTGTTGTAACGAGTAATGTTGGTGCTTTTTTCTCCTCATTTACGATTCTTTGATATGCTTCCATCATTTTATCTGCCATAATACTCTCCTTTCTTAACCTATCTTAATCTAAAACCCCAAACTTATTCCGAGTCCTTCCCACGGTTCCTCAAGTCTTAGCGTCTCCTCTAATTTTTCAATTTCCGTATCAGCTTCCGATACAAGTGCATCACCATCCAAGGATATCCCTTGATTTCCTATGGATGCGAAACTGCCAAATTTTCGTCTTATAAGACCTAGTATCTTCTTACATCTCGCAGTCGCGTACTCCAAAATCCATTCTTCCCCATAAAATTCATCATCACTATCACCATTTGTCCATGATGATGATTCAGTACTACCTTCTATCATATAACTCCTAAGTAATACAAATCCAGGTGAATCAATTGATATAGTTGTGCCTGCTGAATTTATAACACTTAAACTATTACCAGATGGAGGTACAGGATGAATTTCTAATGTGTTACTGTATCTATGGTATTTCCAACCATATTGTGTTGGTGTATATTTCTTAACAGTACTAAGGAAATCTTTTGCAATATGGTATGATATCATGGTATAACCTGCGCCTGATGACGATAGTAATCCATCATACATGCCTTGGTTATATAAGAAGTTGTCTATTGTGAATAAGGTATTAATACCGGAACCCATTCCAGTATCATCATATGAAAGGATATCAGTTACACCGGTAGGCATATCATAAAAATTCTCACCAGCGGAAAGTGCTATGGTGAAAAAGGTTTCATGTGTTGCTTGCCCAACGGCCCATTTTATATACTTTGCTCTTGCAAGGTCAATTTGATCGTGGATTGTTTTCTCATCAAGTTCCACCTTGATGCTTGGCCACCCGAAGTTCCTGATTATACGGTCCACAAGGTCTGATTTTTTCATTTATTTACTCCTTATAATCTTTTTACTTATCAAAAATACCAATAATACCGGCTTTTTTATCTTACATTCTTTCCTCCTCTCTTTCCTTCTCTCTTTCCTTCTCTGCTGTATACCAACCCTTCATTTCACTTTTAATTTCTTTTTCCATACCCTTTAACAGTTTTAATACTCTTTTGGCATGTGGTTCAGCAGATTTAAAATTCCAATAATTATATTCATCGTTCATATCTTTTATTGCATCCATAAGTTCCTCGGAATCACCAACACCATTTAAAGGATCATCCCAATAATTATAATCTTTAAGTTTACCTTCCACCAAATACTTTTCCATCTTTTCAGTTATATTCATTTATTACACCTCTGTATATCTATTTATATAAATTAATCCATAAATGGATTAGATTGTACCCAACTAAAATCTTCTATATCTTCCTGTAAGTCAGCGAGTATGCCCCATATATCCTCGTTTTCATCCTTTTTGAATTCATAGGTTTCATCTAATACATCCATTTCAATGATATACAGCGCCCAATATAACGCAGATATACAATCATGTGGTTTATCCTTACCAAAGAATTTCTTATTCTCCTCAACAAAGGATGCAAGTTCTTCCAATGTTACAATATCCCGTAGTACGATATTGCCATCCTCTATAAGTTTTTTCATAAGAAGGACGGCTTTAGGTTTCGTCTTCTTTGATGCTGTTATTCCTAGACTATTTTCCTTGGATCCACTATTTACAAGGTTTTCGTTCTCATATTCCCACCATATTCTATTAACCACAGCACTTCCCTCATTATTGTTTTCTGCCATTATCCAAGCATCATTGTAGTATAAGGAAATACGATTAACTATTTCACTGAACTCATATACATCCGTAAGGTTATCTCTGAATACCGCAACTTGTTCCATCATTATTGGTTTCATTGCCATTATTTTCATGACTTGAATAACGGACCAGTTTTCACCAGTACCCTTACCCACATCAACACCAACAACGTATATGGCACCATCCACTGGTTCTTCCCACACTCTTAACCTTTTATTTAGGTCCACCTTAATAGGATCCTTCCATCTCACCATTAAATCCTCAAGAACATCAGGTTTTATAACGGTATTAGTACTTCCTAAAAACGCGCAATTATATTCCTGATTAAATTGGACCTGTCCAAGGTTGGATATTTGCTCTTTTGCCCATTCTTCATCTCTACCAGGCACTTTTTCCCAGGAAATTTTCATATTCTTAAAGGAATTCATTTCTCGTTCTGATCCTTCATATAAACGGTGAAATAGATTGAACATCCCATTCGGTGTAGAAACGATTATAATTTTGGAGGTTGTTGAGGAAGAAATGGTTGGATAATTAGCTGCCCAGAAATCCTCAGCCTGATTTCCAGGGACAAAGGCAAATTCATCGCAATTTTTAGTAATGGCTTGCGTTCCCGAAAGTATAAAGTTGTGTTCATAATTATGAACATTAAATATGTCATAAACAACATCTTTTCTATCTATATGTTTCTCCATAACCTTTTTGGGACCATCAGATGTATCAATATATTGACCCACTTCTATATTTTTTAAAGGCGTTTTTTCTCCATTTATATAGAATTCATGATTTTCAGTTGCAGTAAAAGATGTAGAGTCGTCCAGAGTTGTTTTATATAACTCCATTACACCTTTCTTGTCTATACCATCAAAATCCTTCCATCCTTCTAGAGTCATTATTTCATATTTATTATTCTTTACAAATTCCATTTTTATAATCCCATACACTTCATATCATGATATCCATTCTTTTATATATTTAACACACCCTTTCTTATCCTCACGCCAATCATTTTCTTCAATTACCATTAAATCAATTCCTTTATCTTGACATTGAACCCTTTTAACTTTATCCTTGTACATAGTATATTTATTACTGTGCCAGAATCTACCATTAAACTCTAATGCTTTATTTATTGATGGTATCCATATGTCTAATTCCAAATTGAATCCTGTTTTAGGATTAAGTATTTGCGTCCTGTCATTTTCAATAATATCATGTACTGTGAATTTCTGGACTATTTTTAAAACATCCTTTTCCATTTTTGAAGATTGGCATTTTATATAACATTCCATACATCTATTACCTTGTTGGAAAACATTCCATGTTACATTATATTCATGTTTTTCCGGGCATTTTACTTTTAATTTAGTTTGACTGTTAACATATGATTTAGAAAGTAAGGTATAACCTTCCTTTTCTATTTGTTCCTTTACTTCCTTGAATGTTAATCTACTTTTATTTTCTATACACTTTCTACATCTTTTACCAATATTCCAGTTATTCCACCTAACACTATAGTCATGTCCTATTGGACATTTTATATCCATATTAGTTTTACTATTAATATATGACTTAGAAAGTAAGGTATAACCTTCCTTCTCAATTTGTTTTTTTACATATTCATAAGTAAGTTTTTTCCTACCATAACATTCTTGACACCTATTACCTTTTAAAAAATTACCATAAGTTACATTCCATATATGATTATTTGGACACATAGTTTTTATAGGTGTGATATTATTAATATATTTTTTGGAGAGTAAGGTATAACCTTCTTTTTCTATTTGTTCCTTTATGTATTTGTAGGAATGTTTTCTACTATTATTAAAACATATCTTACATTGTGTTCCTTTTTTGAATAAGTGTTTTCTTATTCTATATTTATGTCCATTAATACATCTAATGTTTAGGTATTGTCCATCTATTGATAATAAAGTAAATCCTTCCTTTTCTATTCTTTCATTTATATTATTATACACACTTTAACTCCTTATACAAATTTTCAATTGTAACATCTTTAACTTCATTGGTTAATTTATCTTTAACTTTTATAGTATTATCACCACCTAAACAAACTAACATATTCAATGATTCACCACGAAATGCATCTGGTGATGTAGCTGATATGATGATTTTGGTACCATTCTCAAATTTGATAAAGGTTTTACTATACTCCGTTACACCTGGTTTTAAAAATGCCGGTAGACACTCATATGATTTTTTAATCCTTGAAAGGATCATTTTTGCGGATGCCTCTTTATTACTAACGATACCTATTTGTTTATCTCTATTGAATGCTGCATACCACAGGACGAACGCGGATACAGTGGTGGTATTATGAGATAATATTCCGTTAGTATAGTATTTCTGACCATCCACTTGAAGGTCATACATATTTTCCTTATAGCCTTGATTTTGAATATTTTTAATAGATAAGGGTCCATCAACCGTGTCTATCTTATCACCTAAGGTAAGATCCTTGGTGAAAATTTCCTTACCATCTTGGAAAAGTATATGGTCATCAGCGCATTCCAAATACTTACCGTCCTCTGTTTTAACTGAATATACATCATATGGTATTGTCTTACATACCTTTTGAATATCTCTCCATCCAGAGTCAGTTTCTACTTCATAATCCGATACATCAAAAATCTGTTTAAATTTCTCATCCATCAATGAATCTCCTACACTCATTTATCACATTGACTGGATCTTCCATATAATCACTTTCCCATATAACCATTGTTCTGAATCCTTTTGATTCTATAAAATCAAGTTTTTCCTTGTCTTTGATCCATTTATTTTTAGCCAACATCTTCAATCGTTTATTATAATACATTTTGTCATATTTCTTTGGATTACAGTGCCAGTAATCACCATTGTATTCTATAATGGTATTATCAACTCTTATATCATATACATATCCAGACCCACTTATTACAAATTGATGTTCAATGTCACTATAATACTTTTGCAATTCATCACATATGACAAACTCCTTTGATGAAATATTGTAACTTGATACTTTACTCCTATTGATTTTATCTATTTCTTCCTGAGGTTTGGATTTTAATGTATCCTGCCACTTGTCCTGTCTATCTTTCCAAATCTTTAATCCCTCTTCCTCACCATGATTCTCAATACACTTTTCCTTACTAAAGGTAGACTGTCTTTGACTCAATAACCAATCCGCCAAGTCATAATTACCTTGTGCATCTTCAAGATAGTATTCTCTATTAGTGGTATAGGATCTATTTTCTTGGGCCTTCTTTAGAACGCTTTCTCTATAATCTTCACCTTTATAGTGTATAAATTTTTTGGAGTATGGTGATAGTCTGCCTCCATGCTGATATGCTGGATTTTTATCACCTTTAACATTATCACTCATTTTTTTAAGTGTGGTACTATGATATACATCATATTTTGTTAGACCGTACTTTTCAATATAGTCTGATACTCTAATTTTATGGGTATACATTAGATGTTGCTTTAAATCTAAACCTTTCTTTCCACATAGAATACAGGTTGGTACGTCAGGTATATCATTGAATTTCTTATTCCATTGTTTTATCCTGTAAGCTTTACTACATTCATCACAACAATAATGACTATTTGGATGAAGATGTGATATATCAATTTCACATTCTCTACATAGATTAGGACCTCTTTCTTTTGAGAGTTCATTGAACATGGTTTTATATTCATTGGCATTTATACCATGTTTTGCTTTACAGTGTGTTCCTAATGTATAGTTAGAAATCTCCAATCCACAAATCTTACATTCAAACCTTTTAGCTTTACTCATATTGTCTCCTTTTAATAGTTATTACTTATATTTATCTTGGAGACAGTAAATTGTCAACCCTCTGGTGAAACTTTTCCATGGAAATTTTTTCCACTTCACCGGTGGTCTTATTTCTGATTTTAATGGAAGTACTTGCCTGTAAACACTTACCCGATTGACGACTGGCAAGTATTATGGAGAAACGATTATCGGCGAATAGATTAATCATATCCCTTTGATAATCGTGTGGTATAAATTCCATTTCACCTTGATCCAGATTGATAATTCTAACATATGGCAGAAATGCATTTATATCCTTAGAACACTTATATAGTTCTTTGATATCCTCCTCTGTATATTCTATTTCTGTGTTTGGACGCAGAACATATTTATCATCATAAGTAATTGGCATATACTACAACAAACCTCCTGTTTTATACGGAGAACCTAAAAAAGGCCTCTAACAGTATTTATACCGTTAAAAGCCTTAGTTAGTTGTTATATGTATATTTTTTTATTATCGTGACTTGAACAACATTGGTTTATCATTTATTTGGGTTTCAATTAATGCCTTACTTCCCCATAAATTCTCCACATGTTCCAGCGTTTTTAATGCATACACCTTGTCAAGGTCAATTTTATCCCAGGAATGTTTTAAAAGGATATCGTTTCCTTGGTACTTACCATTAATAACTTCAATCTTTGGAATGGAGGTTTGTGCAAAACTCATAATAATAAGGTTTCTAATTTGTTTTGCATCATGCATAGTTCTAACAATTTCCACATTCTGCGGTGTCTCTCTCTGCATGTATATATAAAGGTTCAGTTCATCTACAAGTTCAGGTGTTAGATAGTCCTGCATTAAGAACCAATCAGTATAAGTTCTCATAACATCTATAACCTTTTTATCACCCTCCATTGCACCGGTATCCCATTTTTCTTTTTCCTCGGCATTGTCACAATTTTCCCAGTCCATGCCGTGCTGTCCTGTGTCCCATCTTCTCTTAATATCTTCCAATACTTTGGATCCAATAAGATATGGGTTCATGGAATAAGGGTTAGCCGCCTTAACTAATGAATTAGAGTAGTTGTACTGTGCCCTTTCCGTATCATCCAAAACACCTTCCTTGAACAATTGATCCATAATTCTTTCATGGATATAGGTGGCAAATCCTTCATTAAGATATCTCGTTCTAATCATGGGCCAGAAGTATCTTCCTTCCTCACGAATAGTTTCCAGGATGTCTTTTTGCCAATCATCAAGTATAGGTGAGTTGTCAATGATATATCTAAGAAGGTCTTCTGTAGGTGCAGGCGGACTCTTTAACCTTAGGGCTCTCCATAGTTTTTGATTAAAAAGTTCTAGGTCCTCTGTTACAATGTCTTCCTTCTTTAGAAGGTCACCATATTCAGATGTATCAATTCTATGAGCATTATGCTTTATATCATTAAACATTCTTTCCCGAACTTCAGTTTCCGTTTCATTAATGAATGGATTGGAGTGTAGTTGAAGTGCATGTCCGGAATCAATAATTTCCTCAACTGCATCAATACCATACTTCTTTTCATATTCATTAAACCTGTGGAACGCATTTCTCATAACTTCAATCATATCACTTCTGCTGTTCTGGAAATACTTATTCATGGTAAATACAGCAACGTGACCAACAACATGTGCCATTACTAGAACATGAACAGCAAATGTATTATCCTTCATGAAATAAGCTCTTGATGGATCAGAATGAATTACTACCTCATATGGTAATCCTGCACTTACTCTCTCATGGATAGTTCTTAATCTTTCCCAATCTCTACCATATTTCCAATTAGAAATGCCTGTAGGTATATGATATGCCATAATTTCCAGCATTTTCTCGGCGGGCACTATATCGAATTCTATAGGGCAGGTCTCCAATCCCATCTCTTCAGCAATCTCCATGATCCGTACTTCAATCCCTTCCAATCTTTTCAGTTCATCTTTTGTCATTTGTTATCCTTTCACTAAATTATTTGCATTTCATTTCATGATATTTACAACCTTCTTTTTGGTGGATGGTCTTATGACAAGGTTCACAAACCGTAATACACTTATCAATATCCGCACTTTCAAGCGGCTCCCACCTTATTCCCTCTACATGGTGACAATGTAATGGACCAGTACTTTTACACTTAGTGCATTGGTAACCATCTCGTTCCATTACCATTTGCCTTAATTCAGGCTGAACTTCACGGTTAAGTTCCATCCATCCAATTCGTCCATTTCTAACTGCATCTTCCTTCATTAAGGCTTCGGGTGTTTTATAATATATCGGACAAGCCGATTTACATCCATCTGAACAATAAAAACGGTATTCACATGTATAATTATCTTTAAGATATTGTATTCTATTTGTTGTATTAATTAATGATGGTGTGTGCCACTTGCCGCAATATGTACATCTAACTTCTAAAATGTTTGGATCTTCTTGATGTCTTCTAACCTTTTCACACCATTCTATTTGATGTGCATATCTATCAAAAACTGGTATATCTTTATTTGAATAAGAATTATAAATACCTCTTTTTGTATTTGTAGATAATTTTTTTCCTTTCTTTACCATACTCATTTTTTTAATGGTTTCTTCTGTGAAACTTCTACCTTTTAACAATTTACTAATATTTTGTTTTGTTTCTTCCGTATGTTTAAATCCTTTTCTCTTATCTGTTGCGTTTTTTATCCTTATATCAGTTTCCTTAGTTAATCCTTTTGACCATGGTATATTGCCTTTCCTCTTCTCACTAATTTTTCTTTTTGTTTCGTCTGTATGTTTTTTTCCAATATTAGCAATTCGTGAAGCGCATATTCTAGAACAAACAATACCTTTATCTCTTTTTGATGATAAAAATGGCTCATTGCAGGCTTTACAATGTTCCTTGTAAATATAAAGCCTGCTTCCATAATTTTTCCAAATGCCATTATTATAACTTAATCCTTCTAAATTATCCCAACAAATTTTCATAACTTACCTCATATATTTTATCCTTTCTTAGGTTGGAATAGTAACCAACGGAGTGCCTGGTAAACGTGTTCCTTCTCCGTTATTTTGGAAATTAGGAACCGTTCATCGTCATTCCTATAGAATTGTGTTCCTGACATTTCCTTCTTTTTAAATTTCCATGTATTAAGCATGGCAGTCAATAACTGATCACCCCATGAGTTACCTCCTGGATTGATTTGAACGTAGCCGAGCATGTTAATTTTCTTTTTAAGCATTTCCTTAATTGAGTTCATTGTTTTGGATGTATCCCAATCTTCACCATCAGAAACATACATACAATATACGTTCCATTCGTTGATTGGATATTCAGTATCAATCAAATAGTTCGCCTTATCAAATGCTGTATGACATGCTGTACCACCACTCTCGCCTCTGTGAAAGAATGTATCTTCATCCACAATATGAGCATCCGTTGTGTGTTGAATGAATCTAATCTCCACATGGTCATATACTTTTTTTAAGAATTCCGTCATCCAGAACAACATTGACCTTGCCAGATATTTTTTATCCTTAGTCATTGAACCAGAAGTATCCATCATGGCCACAACAACAGCATTAGAATGATACTCCACATCTCGCTCTATCTGTTTAAACCTCATATCATCATCTTCAATGTAAACCTGTCCATCTCCACCATTCAGTTTACCATCTTTAATGATATCTATGGCATCATTAATATCACCATGTGCTTGTCCTAATGCCCTATTTCCTTCGTCTTCCGTGCAGCCAGTCTCATTCATTATCTCACCAACAAATGCAATGGTACGTTTCAAAGCTTCAATCATTGTCCTCTTTTTATGTATACGAGGCATGATGCCCTTTTTAGTGATGGTTTCAAATTTCCATCCTTTCGGAACAACAGCCATTGCCTTTTCTTTATCTT